TTGAACCGTTCATGAACAGGTTCATTGTAGACTCGAGCATGTGACTGTATATTGTATTTAAAAAATCAACATTTGCAATATAAGCAGAAGTTGTCTGTATGTTTTCATAATTATAAAAATTATGCTTAAGTTTTCTATTTTCCTCTTTTTTTCCAATATGGTTGTAGGCCAAGTTACAGATGTTAAAATCTTCATAGTATTTAAATAGATTATCAACTGTGTTAAAGACATCATCTTTGGCAGCTGTTATTTTTAAATCGTCTTCTAAGATCATTATGTGCTTATAGTTTTTAAAAATTGCATGTCTCCAGCAGCTTAGATGGGACAATGAGCAACCGGCTGTCCTCCTGCCACTTGTTTTTTCTGCAGTCATGTCTACTGCCTGGAATCTTTGTGTGTCGTAATCTTTGAATATAGGTAGCACATCTTTTTCGAAAGCCTTTTTTCTATCAGTTGATTTTTCTAAGTTGATCCAGTATATCATATCAATTTTTTTCATTTTTACATTAGCTCCTTGTTAGTGCTAGTATTTCTTCTATATAGATAGTGTTTTTCTGATAATATTGAAGTTGAATTAAACATGCAAGTTGCCCTAAAATTAAAATCAGAGTCTTCTGACATTATTGTTCTTAGTCCCATACCTGGCGGGTTAAATCTCAAACCAAATAGCCAAAGCTGTTTATAAAACATTGAAGATACTCCTGCAGTTTCAACTTCACCTGTGTAATAGTGATTAATGCCAGGGTGATGATATCCAGACATTACCATTTTGTATACGTCTTCTTTTTTAATTATTTTAAAATTTGTATCATTATTATAACTATTTAAAAATTTATTTACATCATTTTCATTCCAGCAGTGATAAAAACCACATAAATTATGATAAGTTTGAGTAGCTTTCATCGCCTGATATTGTTTTTCAATTCTATACTTAAGTGATATGTCATCTGCATCTTGTGATGTACAAATCTTTGCATTTGATGTTTTAATTGCTTGATTTAACCCATGCCATTTACCGATATTGTTTTCTTCATCAATAAATCTTATTCTTTTATCACTTGATAATTCATTAATAATAGAACGTATTAAATCTTTATTTTTTGACCCGTCATCGTAGACGCATATATCTAAGTTATCATATGACTGATTTTGAATCGATTCAATTGATTGCTTTAAATAATCTTCATGATTGTAATTGCAAATAGTAACAAGGATTTTTTCACTCATCTATTATAATCATCCTCTAATCTGACAACGTCATCAGGAAAATAAGTGCTAACTTCACATAATGCAACATCTCCTTTTTCTGCAGAAAATCTATGAATTGTACAAGGTGGAATATGATAGCATTGCCCGGGTCCTAAATCAATTTTTTTTACGTTGTCTGTGAACTTATTTTTAATATAAAGAACTAAAACGCCTCTCATAACATAAATTGTTTCTTCTTTTTTTTCATGATACTGTAGTGATAGCCTTTGTTTCATATTGATGTTTAATGTTTTTCCTAAATATTTACCAGGAACATCAGCCCATATTTCTTCCCAACCCCACGGTTTTTTAATAATTTTTGGTTTCATTTAATCCTCTTTAATCATTATCTTAGGTTGTTTTTTTGAAATTTTCAAAAAAGGTGTAGGCTGACTAAAATCTATTTTACGATGAAATATCCAACCACCCATTTCATTTTTAAGTCTAATTGACATATTTTTGATTTCTTGCTCAGAAACTTTAGACCATGGTTTGTTAAAAAACATATTATTTTCTGCAGTGTCTTCTTGTTTTATGTCGTATAAAGATAACCAGTGTTTTGTCCAATAATCCCGATAAGTTTTAATTTTTCGTTCTAAATTAAACCAACTGTAATGATGAACAGAGGGCAGTTCTTTAATTGCCTTATTAAACCATGTTTGATAACTTTTAAGTAAATCCTGCCTATCTTCTTGTAACATCTGCGTCCTAACCTGATGTACATCAGGCGTATAAAAATTAGTACATGGGACTGGGTTAAAGTTTGTCCGATCGATATAGTCACATCCATCTGTGCCTTGCAATGCGTAGAGTTTCCCGTCTTTGTCTATTTTTCTTAATTGACCTGGAATCCCGTGTGTAATGTAACTATGGTTTCTACTTAAACGCCATTTCCACGGATTAATATCACACCTAACTTTTTCCTCTCCTCCCCAATACTCAATAACAGGTAATGCCAATAAATGAACAGGTTTGGGTAATTTTTTCGCAAGTACTTTTATTTTTGCTGCATCATCTTCATGAACTATTTCATCAGAATCTTGTTGCCAACACCAATTCATAGTACAGTGGCTTCGAGCGTCTGCTTTAAGTTCACCATCAAAAACGGCAAATCTTTTATCAGAATAATCCTTGATATGCTGGAACACTTTTAGTTTTTCTTCTTTATTTGCCCATGTTGTTAATTGTTCCCATGTACCGTCATCGGATCCACCGTCAGCAACTACAACTTCATCACAAAACTGGAGCATTGATTGTATACTCTGTTTCCACGGATAATCACTGTTGATTACATTTCTTGTCGTGGTATAACCACTTATTTTTATTTCTTTATTAACATGTCGTTCAATCTCGTCCCAAAAACGTTTATGTCCGTCAAGTAGGTAAGCTTCAACATCATTTGGGTCTTTACTAAACCATTCTTCACCTAAATGCTGGACGTTTTTGTTAATTAAGAGTTTTAATCCTAAAAGTTGTGCTTCAATTACTATTCTTGGGCATGTATCTCCTCCTAAAGGTTGAAAACAAAAACCTTCGTACTTGGATAACGTTTTTAGTAAATCACTATACGGTAAATTTGAGAGTACATCATAATCGTGTTCTTCAGGTAAAAATGTTTCTAATCTATGTTTCGATTCTTTTACACCTTTTATCCAAGAATTAGAACTAATAATTGCCCACTTTTTATTGTGTCCATTTTTTTCTCTTGACTTTCTTAAAGCTTCAATTTGTTCTAAATCACTAACGTTAAAAACTGATGATAAGCGAATTGACTTTTCATCTGTTAAAAATGGAAACCTTTCTTGATGTCTTTCTTTTTGTTTATCAGACATCCAAAATATTTTTTCAGCGCCGGCAAAAAAAGATGAAATAAATTTACCATAATCTTCATTGTGACAGTTACATTCTTCACCTGTTTCTTTTTTGTGCAATTCTATTGAACGATACCTACAAAATTTATAATCATATTCTGTTATAAAGTAATAAAGATTTGCTACAATGACAGGAATCAGGTTTAAATTCATTTGTGAAAAATTAAAAAAGATCCATGTTTTATTGACGCCTTGTTGAACCAGTTGTTCTGTTAATTCATTAGATTTAAGTTTATAGGTTTTATAGGGGCTAGTTCCGAACAATGCCTCTGTCGTAAGCTCAGCACCTCCAGAGTATTCATCAGTGAATAGGTCAGCCACAAAGATAACATCTGCTTCTTCAAATTTAATTTCATTTCTTTCTTTTTTAGTCTCAAACACACTTTGCGAGAACATAAAAAACCTCCAAAAATAATTTACTTATTGGAGAATATTACTCTATTTTTCAGAGAGTTAAAATTTTTATTTATTTTACCCCAAAAGCCTTATCTGAAGGATTGATCCTATTCCCTCTGATGTGGTGCCGTCTAGATCTGTTTGTTGAGTACCGCTGGATTGTCTAAACTGTATTTTGATTGTATCATTTGCATCCATGTAGTGCATTGAAGTACCGCCAATTGACCACTGGTATACGTTTGATGTGTCAGCACTAAAATTAGGATCGAATTGATAATACATGGATTGAGGCTTGACTGTTGTCTCACCGCCTACAACTCTAACATTGTACTCTGTTGCAGCTGTATCTATAGATTCTATTTGTAGTCTTACCATTACTAAATAATAGCCATCTACAGGTGCTGTAAAAACACCCGTTGTGTTATTATATGCATTTCTATTGTCAAAGTGCTCTGTATCGAATACAACATCAGTCGATGTGTTTATTGCTATATTTGTTTGAGATGTACTTAATTGTGCTGATACGAAACATGTGTTTGGCATTGTTACATTACCATTTGCGTCAATTGCGAAATCGTTATCTGTTTCAAAAGAAGCGTCTGTATTGATTGCAAATTTATCTTGTGAATCATCTATACCGACCACAGACTTCAAAGTAGAATGTCCGAACGTAACAGTCCTATCATTTCCATCTGCATCAGAACCAACTGTTATGTTCCCTCCGGAAGATGCGCCGAGAGTTAAGCTTCCGTTGCTTAAAGTTACATTGCCTGACGCATCCATTTGAAAGTCACTAGCTGCTGATAGTACGCCACCTGAATTTATAGCAAATTTATCTGTTGGATCATGAATACCTAGCGCCATTTTATTTGTTGAGTGACCTAACACTAGAAGTCTATCAAAGCCGTCTACGTCATCTCCAAGATTAATCGTAGACGGAGATCCTGCATTTGCGCCTAAAACTGTTAAACCTGTTAGTATTTTCGATGCATATTCACCGTAAATTTCTCCACCTAGGGAAAATGTATCAACCCCACCGGCCTCGAAGGATTGTCCAGTACATATACTCATTGCTGGGTCTGTTCTTAATAATCCGTCTGTGTCTGTTCCGCCTAGGTGAGTAACATAAACATCTTTATTTGCCTCTTTAACTCTTATATAAAGATTATGCAAAGGTGTAGAATCTTCTTCGTAAGAAATAAATATATCAGCCCTGGGGCCCCAAGCTAATAGATTGTTTTTTGAAAAAGTATCAACAATCAAAGCTGTACCAGCTGCTTCATAATACGGTGAAGTTGATTTTGGTGTAAACTCAGCATGTATTATGAAAGAGCAGTACATGGCAGGATCTTCATCTGTTCCTAGTTCTTGACCGCAAATAGTAACAAGCAAATTAGTTATAATTGTATCACCACTTGTTGAAGTTGAAGCTTCTGCTATTTTTATCCATTGGTCATTAGTTGCAGTAGATGCTGCGTTAACTCTGACAGCTGGAGAATGTGTAACACCTGCTTCGTATTTAATGTAACCACCATCTTGTACAGTAATTGCTTCGTCGCCGTCTGTGTATTCGATTCCTGTTGTTTTAACTTTCCCACTAACACTCAAGTCTGTCCCATCAAAAGTTAAATTAGCTTCAGCGTTCATTGCATCAGCTCCAGTTGCTGTCACAACTCTGTTATTTGAACCATTAGCCATGAAATCTGACACATCGACTGTGAATTCTGTTCCACTCAAATCTATTCCGGTGCCGGCTGTATAAGTTGTATCTGTGCCACTTGATGCTGCTATTGTAAAATTATTTGCGTCTGTATGTGTTAATGTTACATTTGAGCCGGCTACTAATTTAATATCTTGAGTACTACTACTAGCTCCGCCTGTTGTATTCCTTAATATTATATCATCTGAGGAATCTACAAATGATAATGTAGTAGTATTTTGAGTATTTGTATCTGTATCTGTCACAGTGGAAGATATTGTAACAGTGCCATCTGCTGTTGTTTCGCAAGTGATACCTGTTCCTGCTGCAAACATTAAATCATCACCTTGCGTTATTGTCGTTGCATTTGAATCTGTTGTAGCAGAAACAGTAAAACCTGACCCCATTGTATTTGTATCGGATGCAGCAAATGTAATTGTATCTGTTCCAGCATTTGTTGTAATTGTAACATTTGATCCGCCTGCAAGTGTCAAAGTATCTGTTGCCGCATCTGCGACAACGTTTGTCTGGCCTGATACTGCTATTGTACTAAAAACATTTTGATCTGCTGTTGAGCTTATTGCGACAGATCCATTTGAAGCAGTCGTTATTGTTACATTTGTTCCAGCAATTAAATAAGAAGAACCATCTGATAGTTGTGTTAATGAACCGGATATATTAGTAGAAGTTAATGTATTGCTAGTTTTATTATAAACTAGGCCTGCGTCTCCGCCTAATGAAGAGCCTCCATCATTGAACTGAACCTGTGTATCAGAACCAGCTGCACTTGAGCCGCCAGCAGCTGCTATTGTTATGTTGTCAGCATCTGTGTGTGTCAATGTAATATTTGATCCGGCGACAAATTTAATATCATCTGTTCCACTACCTGCACCGCCCGTTGTATTTCTAAGTATAATGTCATCAGAACTATCTACAAATGATAATGTAGTAGTATTTTGAGTATTTGTATCGGCTGAACTTAATGTAACAGTATCTGAACCAGCTGTCGTTGTTATTGTCATTCCGCCAGCTGCTGCTAAAGTTAGTGTATCAGTTGCTGAATCAGCAACAACATCATCTTGACCAGAGACAGATATTGTTTTAAAAACATCTGAAGCTCCGCCAGATGAAGCAATAGTAATCTGTCCATTTGAAGATGATGCAATTGTCACATTATTACCAGCTAGCAAATATGAAGTTCCATCTGTTAGGTTCGTTAAAGATCCGGATAACCCAGACGAAAATTCAACTGAACCCGTAAATTGATGTAAGTCGTCTGACGTATCACCAAATTTTGTTGACCCGCTTTTAAAAATAATACTTGAAGAAACTAGTGTTGTCTTCATTTCATGCACATTAAGTGTGCCTTCTACTGTTACATCCTTAGCAAATGTTGCACTCCCAGAAAAGACTGTGTCGCTTGTGAAAGATCCGGATGCTATTCTAAATTTTGATGCTGCCATAACTAACTCCTTATCCAATCACAGCAATTGCTTGCAAATGTATTTTACCAGTAAAAGCTGCACTGGTACCAAACGTTACTGTTGTTGTTGATACTGATTTTATATATACATTAACATTTGCTTCATCATTTGTTGCTGAGTCATATGCTGTGGCTGTTACAAAAGGTGCTGATGCAAATGCCTTTGTGAACGTATATGATCCTTCATCTGTTGCAGTTAATGTTATTTCTCCTGATTCTATTAACACGTCGTCTGGTACTCCTTCTAAAATCGGTTTTCTTCTTATGTATCTATAAATTTTTCTAAATCTATTTTTATCTCTGTTGCCAGCCATGAAATTTCCTTAATTATAAGATTTTTGCTGCTACTGCAGATAAGTATGACCTTTCACCTTTTTTTAACTGTATATGGCCCGCAATATATTCATTTTTAAATTTTTCACCTACAACAGTTAAACCATTTGATAAAGAATCAATATAAGGCGTGTCAATTTGTTCAACATCTCCTAATAAAACTATTTTAGAATTCTCACCAATTCTTGTAATGATTGTTTTCAACTCATGAATTGTAGCATTTTGTGCTTCATCAACAATAAAAAACGTATCAGCAAAAGTTCTACCCCGCATAAAAGACAAAGGAGCGATTTCTATTTGACCTTTATCTCTCATTGTTTTAAAATAAGTTAAATCCTTATCTTTCAGACCTTGCCTAAAATTGTCAGTTATTGGTGACATCCAAGGCATCATTTTTTCATTAATGTCTCCAGGTAAAAAACCTATATCCTTGCCTACTGGTTGAACGTTTCTTGTTATGACAATTCTCTTATACCTCCCTTCATTTAATCCTGACAGGCCGGCCATTAATGTTAAAAAAGTCTTACCGCTACCTGCTAATCCTGTTATTGAAACTAAAGGTACATCTTCAGCAAATAATAAGTTTAAAGCAAATAACTGTTCTCTATTTTTTTCTTTAATCCCTAAAAAACTTAAACCAGGTAAATCTTCTGATTTGGACACTTTATTTACACTATTATTGAAATAACAACCAAGAAAAGATTGACTACCACATTTAATTGAAATAAACTCATTGTTATGAAGATTTCTACCTATTTTTTCTTCAATAACTTCTACAACACCAATAGAAGAATCTGAATTTCCGTCTTCATAAAGCATGTTGATAATATCTCCATCTTCTATTTCAACATCAACATAACCTCTGTAGAACTCGGATTCTTCTAAAACAACTTTGTCTTTGTGATAATCTTCCGCTGTTATACCCAGGGAGTCACATTTAACTCTAAAATTAATATCTTTTGTTACTAATATAATATCGTTGTTATTGTTTTTTGATATACTCAGTGCTAAAGAAATTATTTGATTGTCAACTTGATCCGGGTCTAATCCAACAGGTACTTTTTTAAAACCGTTAATTGCAACTTTGATTTTTTGACCACTTTGTATTTTAATCCCACCATGCAAACTACCTTGTGTTCTTAAATTATCTAAGTATCTATTGACATATCTTGCATTTTCACCTATTACTCCTTTCTTATCTTTAAATCTGTCTAATTCTTCTAAAACTGCTATAGGTATGATAGTATCGTTGTTCCCAAATGAATGAATTGCACACTTATCATAAAGTAAGACTGAAGTATCTATAATAAATGTTTTTCTTTTTTTTGATTCTGTAGTCATCTAATCTCTTTTGTTAATTTTTCTGTTATGTAGTATAATAATCCTTATAATACACATAGAACTATAAGGATGTATAGATAATTATGAAATGCTTTGACTATCATAAAAAAAATAAACTAAAATGTGAAAGAAAAACCTGCAGGTATTGGATTGAATCGAATCAAACTTTTGGTTGTGGTATACTAATAGCACAAAAAGAAAATAAAATGACATTAGAAGAAATAGGAAATTTTTTTAATGTCACAAGAATGAGAATATGTCAAATAGAGAAAAAAGCAATAAAAAAAATCAGAGAATTAATTCTCTGATTTAAGTTTGATAATATTAAATTTTAAAATTATCCCTTATCAGCACTAAGACTTGATTTAACTAGATCAGCAGCGATCTTCTTTAAACTTCTTAGTGCTTTTCTTGTTCTGATTCCTGCTGATTTATTACCAGAGGCGTTTTTTACTAAATCAACTTGAATACTTTCTACTAATAGCTTAAGTTCTTCATATTGTTCAACTAGTTTATCGTTCATAAGTTCTCCTTTTATTCGATAATAATTTTACTTTTTTTGTTATCTATTTTTATTGTATTATCTTCTTGTTCATTGTTAATAGCAGTAATAAAATTTTTTAATTCTTTGGTTATGTTTTTCATTGCGTTATTGTTTTCAAGAGTTAATGCTAAGTTAAGCATAATATCATATTTTTGTTCTTCAGTTACACCAAAATTAATAATTTCTATTACAATATCTCGAGATTCTTTTCTTTTTTTAGCTTTTCTTTCTAATTCTATGTGCATATCTACTCCGGTAATATTAAATCGTCTATAACAGCTAAACTAACTTTAATATTTTTATTTCTGGTAATTTTTATGTATTTTATTTGCTGCTTTTCGTCTATTATATCTCTTTTAATAACTACTTGTTCTTCCCATCTTTTTTCGTCTATTATATCTTTTATGTGCTCCCAAATTGATATATCGCAATTATTTGAAGTTAAAAAATTAACAATTTCATTTGGTAACATCGCAGCTATATCTTCTTTACTTATAATTAAAGATGATTGATCTTTACCAGCTTTTATTTCAGATTTGCATAAATCATAAACATGATGAAAAGCTTCACAATTGTTGCATTTAACATTTTTTTTAATAACAACGTTGTCTTCATTTATTTTTGAGTAAACAGGAAACTTGTGATTAATAGGTATCGAGTTATTTTTATAAATTGCTAAGTAACAATGACATTCAATCAAGTGTTTAATACCTGGCATTTTTTTTATTTTTCACTAAAGATAGTATCTACGCTTTTAGAAAAATTATTATCAATGCTCATTTCAGCAAGGCTAATTAGTTTCTTCAATTCTTCAATTTCAATCTTAAACATGTTCTTTGCTTGTGCTTCTGATAAATCTGCTGCTAATCTTTCTTTTATGAAACTTAGTAATTCTGAAGCTTTTCTTATGTTATTGCTCATTTTTTCCTCTTTGTTAAATTTCTATTATTACTTTTTCAACGTTATTGAAAATATATTTTAGAGACTTATCTTTATTTTTCAATATTTTTAAAAAATGTAAAGGTATATATAAATCTTTTTTACTACCAAAAGATTTAATAGTTGTCATTTCGTATTTCAAATTAGACATAAATTTAAAAATATAATCAAATTCTCTCATAAAATCAGAATTTATTTTAAGTTCTTCCGGTAAAACTACTTTTACACTTTTAGAAAATAATCTTTTATAACGGTTAATAATTACATCTTTATTTGAATCGATTTTACATTCTTTAATTCTTTTATCTAAAAATAATTTATGTGCATTAATTTTTAATTCTGAACAAACAGGTGTAAATGAAAAACAATTTTTTGATATTGTAATTTTTTTACCTTTTGTTTTTAGATTTCTGACTTCTGTTGATATACTCTGACCGTTATTTGCTGATATTAAATCACAATCATGCATAACAGCTAAGTCATTTAAAACATTTAAAGAATCTTCATCAAAGTTAAAGCAGATAGGGAATACTTGAGTGATTCCTTTTTTGTTATTTGTAATGATATTATGTTTTACTTCGTCTGATGTGCCGTAACAAAACACAACAAAAGGTGTTTTATTTTCTGCTGATTCGTGTAAAACATGGTGTATTTCACTTACGTTTTGTATTACACCATCTAAAACAATTACTTTGTAATTAAAGATCGTTTCTTCTTTTTCGTAATATTCATTTTCAAAAAACAAATCAAAGTTATTTTTGTTTTCTTTGATTACAAATCCTTCGTTAAGATTTTTTCTAAAATCTATTTTTACAAAATATTCTAAAGAAAATTTGTCAAAAAATAGTTCTATTATCTTTTTATTGATTTCGTATTTTAAGCTTTTAACAAATTTGTTTTTTTGATTTTTTTTAAATTTAAAAGTTTTGTATTTTCGCTTAATTGATTTTTTATTCAAAATCATAGATAATAAAAAATCTCCCAAATAGGGATATAATTTTTCTAAATCGTAATATTCTTTTTTAATAATCTGTTTTAAAACTTTATATTCTTTTTTATCATCGACAAAATTAAAGTAATTAATATGTTGGCTTTTTAGAAAATCAAGAGAATCATATAAACAGTTTTCTTTAAATTTTAAAAATATTTCCTCTTGATTTTCTAAAAAGCCTTTAATGTCATTATAATTAAAGACTTTAGTTTTTTTAAGAGTCTCTCCAGAGATTGTTTGATGCATAAGTTATTATTTCCTCTGCAGAATATTCATTATAATCATAATCATCAATTAATGTTTTTACCATTTCATTGTACTTCTTTTTTTGATCATCATCTCTTGACTTTGATTTTGTAACAATTCTTGATATATCTTTTACTGACATTATTAGATAATTTTCAATTGCTTCTTTTAACGGACCGTATGATTTATAATCTACAGTTTCTTTCTTTCTTAGCTTAGAAAACATATAAGCTGTCACATCTGACCTAAAACCGTCTCTTGCAGACCCTACGACACCAATCTGTTCTTCGATTGCTCTCATGAACTTTTCATCCGGTGATCTTTCTTCTCTTGTAATTTTGTCCTTAAATTTTGTTTTTGTCGTATAACCTTCAGCATTGTCAAGGTATGAGTCAAATAATGATTGTGCCTGTTCTTCGTAAGCCGTAATAAATGCTTTAGCAATTTCTGTTTCAAGTATTGAAAGATATTCTTCGCGAATTGTTTTTTGCAATATTTCAAGATAACGTGTTTTTGTATCTTCATCAATAATTTGTTCTTTAACTTGCTTAATCATTGAATCAATCACGTTGATCGGTGTAATCATATCTTTATCAGAATCTGATAAAGCTGCGTCTAATGCTTTCATGATAAATCGAGTTGAAATACCTTCCATACCTTCATGTTTTGCTTCATCTTTAAGATCTCTAATATCGACTTTTTTGACCCTACCTTTTTCTATAATAGCATCACCATTATAAATTTTCATTTTAGTTAGTAAATCACACTTGTTTGTAGGTTTGAGACGACTCATAACAGAAAACATCGATGCTACTGCGAGAGTGTGAGGTGCAATATGAGCATTTCTAAAATCAGATCGATGAATCATTTTTTGATAAATTTTCATTTCCTGATCTAATTCTAAGACATAAGGAACTTCAATTTTTAATACACGATCTAAAATAGCTTCATTTGTATGTTCCGATTTAAACCTATTCCATTCTGATTCGTTACAATGAGATAAGATTACTCCATCGAAATAAATCATGTCATTTTTACCGGGTGATGGAACTCGTTTTTCCTGGGTGGCAGTAAGCATTGTGTGCAGGAATTCAATCTCGTTCTTAAAAACCTCTACAAATTCTACAATACCTCGATTGCCGACGTTAAAAGCGCCGTTTAGAGATAAAACTCGAGGATCATCTTCAGGATAGAGATCAAGTTTTGATATGTCCTCTGTTCCAATAAGAACACTAACATCTTGAGAATTTGCATCCATTGGTGGGACTACAGCAATGCCTCTTCTACCACGTTGAGAAAAACTTGTTTGTTTTACTTTAAAATTTTCATACTTTCCATCATATTCGTTCATTAAGCGATGACGACACACAGGACATAAATCGCCTTCAATATGTACACCTAATATTTCTTTAAAATCTGCTCTTAAGCTCCTTGGTAAAAGATGTAAAGGCTCTTCTCTAATTGGACAACCGTCAAGGTAATAATAATCCTCTGCGACTTCGAGTGCTCTTTTAACACCGTCAATTAATGCAGACTTACCAGCTCCAACCGGGCCCATTAAAAGGAGTACTTGCCTACTCTCTTCTCCTTTATGTGCTGCAGATTTTAAAAATCTCATTAATTTATTTATTACTGATTCCATTCCAAAATATTCTTTTCTGAAATAATCATATGTTCTGATTTTATCCCCATTATAAATATCTCTATACACGTCAGAGTCAACATCAACAGTATCAACTCCAAAATTACATATTGACTCGTAAAGTCTTTTATGCGCAAGTTTTATTTTTTCGGGTTCTTCTTTAATCATTTCAAGATACTCAATAAATGTACCTTCGAACTTTTCTTTCTTTTTCTTACTTCTTTGCTTTTGAATCAAATCTAAAAATTTACTCATTTGTCCTCTTTGTTTATCTCTTGATTAATTATATACAATAAGACCAGTTTATGTTTAATTTTTTTTAAAAATTACGTAGATTAAAAATTTTTATCCAGAATTTTTTCTTATATTTTTTATAAATCTTGGGTCGTTTATCCCTAAATGATTGAATAATATTTTAAGTTTTTTTTCTGAATTTAAAGTTTCTGTATCGAAAATTTTAATTATTTCTGGGTGTTGGGCAGATAATTTTTCTGCTAATTTATAATAATCATCATAATATTTTTCTATTGATTCTGTTAACGTCCAGACATCGTTATATTTCGGAAAAGAATTATCCCATTCATTTTTTAGGCCACTATGATTTTGAAGTGGATTATTGTTTTGTATACTAAACTTTGTTTTAAAACTATCAACTGTTTTATTTTTATCTCTTTTTAAGACTAAAATTTTTAAATCGTACTGGGTGTTACCTTGAAACGTTTTAATAATATATTTTAAATAAGGGAGATAATAAGATCCTGAATCACCTACAATATCATAGTTGTGTAACTGGTGTGACATTTGAAATATTCTGAATTGTAATAGTTCTGCCGCATGCGGAGTCATTTTTGATTCTTCTAACCAAGGAAGAATTGGAAAAAGTTCATGCGTAACTAAAGCAGACTCCTGACTATTCAAAAGAAAGGAAAGCGATGCAGATCCACAACGGCCAGTACCAATACAAAAAATTATTTTTTTCATTTCAAACTTCCCATATTTCATCTTCGAGTATGGTATAAAGTTTAACTTCTTTTCCCCAAAGATTTCCAATATGCTTAACAACTCTTTCCGCATATTGGATCTCTAAATCGCGACCGTCATGCTCATGTTTGAGAACTAAGCCGCCCTGTTTTTCAATCCTGTCAACGTAAATTTGAGGGATAGTATTTATACCAGTATTCTTAATCAAGTCACTTCTGACCACTTTCCAGTCATCGTGATCAGCTACCTCAGATATTAACACATCTCCGTTTTTTTGTTTTTCATGTGAAAAGAAGTTTAATTCTCTAAAATCATCTTCATCCAAAAACAACCTAATTGCTGCTACATCGTCATGAGTAGCTCTAACTTCAAAACATTTTTCTAAACCATACTCTCTTTCAAGTTTTTGAAAAATATAAAAACCTAAATGATAAGGATTAACTCCTCCGATGTGAGGTCTGACTACTGCATTGTGCATTTTCATAAATGGAACATGAAAATCTTCAGTTAGATTTAATTCATGAAGTATTTTATAATGCCAAAAAGAAGCCCACCCTTCATTTAATATTTTTGTTTTTATTTGAGGCATGAAATAAAAGCTTTCATCTCTAACAATTTCTATCAAATCCATTTGCCATGTTTTTAAATTATTTTTATATTCTAAAAGAAAAGAAAGAATATCATGATCAGGTCTTAAAAGAGTTCCTTCTAATTTAGAATAGTCTAATTGTATACCCTCATCTTTCATCCTGTTATACCTTTGTATTTCTTCTTGCAAGATTTCTGATTTTGATTTTCTTGGAATGTTATATCTTTGTGTTTGAAAACGTATGGCGTGCAAATCATCAAGAAAGTTTTCTACTCTATCTTGGCCAATTAGAGGATTTTCAGCATACCCTTGAATCCGTTTTTTTGCATTTCTCATTTTAGAAACCATGTTTTTAGCATCTGTTTCTTTAAAACACCTATTATTCTTAAAAAAGTCTGAATGACCGACACAATGTGCCATAATAAGGATTTGAAGGAAAAATTCATTTTGCAACATTAAATATGCTATAGACGGATCAGAATTAATTATTAACTCATACGGTAAACCAGATTGGCCTTGATTATACATAAAATGTGTTCTTTCAAATGATTTACCATAAGACCAATGATTATAATGACTTGGCATACCATGATAGGACATGTGTCCTATCATTTCATAATAATTACAGATTTCATAATTTATAGGATACCAATCTAAACCAAATTTCTTGGCAATGCTGCAGATTTTATCATCCCACACTTTTAAATCATCAATTGTATAATTGTTATTTGAGGTCATATTTTCCTCCAAAAAGCTTAGAAAATTGAGGCCATATGTCTTCTTTTTTTCCTAATTTTAAAACTTTAAAGTTGTCTGTTACCAATGGAGAAAAGACATTTGCCATTTCTGTGCCATAAACTTTTTCTCCGTCAGGTATGATTTGTATGTAACCAGCTAGCTGGCAAATATCTATTAATTTTTGCATTGACATTTTAGCTTTTTCATTATCTTCAGACCAGTTTTCACCATCAGATCCATGGAAAGCATATAAATTCCAAGAGTTAGGGTTATATCTTTCATTAATAATCTCTAAAGACTTGTCTAAGCCAGTACTAATGAATGTGCCACCTGAGGATCCTCTTTGGAAAAAATCATCTTCATTTACTTCTTTAGCCTCTGTTGTGTGTGCAACAAAAACAATGTCTATTTTTTCGTATCTGTATCTAATAAACTGATATAATAAAAAGAAAAAAGACCTGGCAAGAAATTTCTTTTGTTTTCCCATCGATCCTGAAACGTCCATCACAAAAAATATAACTGCATTTGTTATTGGCTTATGTTTAATTTCTATGTGTTTGTATTTTAAATCATCATCATGGAAAGTAAACCTTTCGTCACTTTCAGGATCCCAAGTTTTGTTTTTAACAGCTTGTTTTTGACGTCTAATTTTATTTTTAAGAGTTTCTTTTTTGGAAAGTCTAGCTCTTATTCCTTTACTTCTATAACCTTTTCTTTTAATTTTTTCTGCTAATACTGATGCATCAGATTTCTTTTCTAAATCAGGTAAATTTAAATCATCAAAGAGGTATTTTGCTAATTCATCTAAGGTTAATTCAACTTCATAAAACTCTTCACCTTTTTCATTACCAGCTTTCTTTCCGTTACCTTTTCCTTTTTGTTTTTGGCCTTCTTTTATTTTTTGGCCTTTTTTAATGTCTTGACCCTGTGCTGAACCTACGCCTTTACTACCTTGATTCTTTCCAAAAACAAATTGATACTCCTTTATACCTCTTACAGGTATTTTTATTTTCTTCTTTCCTGACTGTCCAATAATAGATTCTTCAGCAACAATATCATGGATTCCTTCCTTGATTGCTTTTTCTATTTTTTCTTTATGACGTCTTCTATCAGATGCTGATCGATCAGCATTAGTATTATGTTTTTTAAATATAGACATATAATCTCTGAGTTTTAAAATAATTATTAATATAATTATAGTATGAATTAATATTAAAGTTAAATAAGGTTATATAATGATTAGTATGTTAAATGATGACAGATATAGATTACTACAAAATTTACAATATTTACAAGAACAAGATGAAATAAATAAAAAAAAAGAATATAAAGCTGCTTTGGCAAAAAAAGATGGTAAGGAAAATTTTACTTACAACAAAGAAACAATTCCAGTAAAAGATTACCTCTATACAGATCCTGAAGCTGACGCTGTTATTGATAAAAATGAAAAACAAGTCTCAGAATTAAATAATATTGATAATTTTGTTAAAGAATTAGATGAAAGAAAAAAACGTAGAAAGAAAAAAAGAAAATCTAAAAAACCTGCCCCAAACAAATACCAAAGGAAAAAGTACAAAGCAAGATCAGGTACTCGAAGAGGTGATACAATGGCAAGGTTGTCTAGTAAAATTAAGAAAGGCAAAAAATTAACAAAAGCAGACTATAAGGCTCGAGATGATTCTGAAACTGCTGAAAGGAAAAAGAAAGGATATATATCTAAACAGAGGTTCGATACGGGTATGTACTTATCAGAAACAAAGAAAAGAGAATTAGATACATTTGTAGAAATGTTAGATGAAAGAAAAAAACGCAAGAAAAGAAAGAAATCTACTAAAAAGAAAAAGAAATCCTCAGCTGGTGGTTTAAGTGCTGCGACTAAAGAAACCTTAAAGAAGAAAGCAAAGAAAAGAGGCCTGACTCCAGGTTCTGTTTATGCTGAGTATAGAAAGGGTCTGGCAGCTTATTACAGCTCCGGATCAAGAAAAGGAATGAGCGCACATCAGTGGGCCCATGCACGTGTAAATTCAGCTAATCCTTCAAAATCCTGGGCTGTTGTTAAGAAATCAAAATCAAAGAAAAAGTAATATTATTTTGTAAATCTAAGAATTGAAATGTATTATTAATCAACAAACAAAAAAGAGTGATTAATGATACATTTTTTTATGCCGCGCAATGATCTTTTCTATATTTTGCAATTGCCAATTCTTTGGCTTTTGCTTCAATCACAATATCAAGTCGCAAACCATAATTATTTATCTTTTCATATACATAATCAGAATGAGCATTTGGTTTTACTAAGCGACCAGGTTTTGCCTCTTTATTTTCCTTCCATGCAGCAGACTCAGAGTAGTGACATGTTGGAACAATATCACCCCATGTCGATGCCGCCATCTCGAGGGCCTCCTGCTCTGTTAAATCACCAGTGCAAAATTTATGATGATGATAATCGAATACAATTGGAACGCCAATTTTCTTAGAAACGTTTTCATAAATATGACGAACTGAAAACAAGTTAGCTCGGTCATCATTCTCCAAAGTTAATCTACACTGAACGTTTTCAGGTAACCTTTTAAAATTAGCACACATTCTCTTAAGCGCATTATCATGATCTTTATAAGCACCTCCGGCATGCACATTAATTTTAGCGCGATGATCTCGAGGTTGGTGTAATAAATCCATAATTTCGCCGTGAGTTGACAAATCTTTAATAGTGTTCAATACTACTTTTTCTGTAGGAGAAGAAAGAATATTAAAAGGGCCTGGGTGAAAAGATAAACGAAGACCGTTTTTCAAGGCATAATTACCCGCTTCAGATAATTTATTACATATCATTTCATAATCAGGCAATTCACATAGTTCATATTCAGAAGCCCATGGGAATAAACAGGATGACATTCTGAATACTTTAATTTTATTCTTTATATTCCATTGGAAGATAGGAAGGAGGTTACTTACATTTAATAGGGCTAACTCAGACGCATACTCTATGCCTTTCTTCTTAAAAGTTCTTTTAATCATACCTCGATTTGTTGTTATTCGAGGCTTTTGAGATGATAGTTCCATGTTGATACATGCATAACCTAATTGAATTTGTTCGGTCATAAAAACTCCTTTTGAGATAGGTAAATTTAGGGGTGCAAAATGTTAAATCGTATTTTGTTGGGGGTTGTATTGTTTATTTATATTATATTATTTTTTTTTAGTGCATGCACGAATTTAACAAAAAAACAACCACACCTACTCCATGTTCGAAAAATGGAAAAAATATTTAAAAATTACGATGATAATTTTTTACCTAATGAAAATTTTATTTTCTTAGAAAAGTTTATATATGCTGATAAATTTAATGAAAGATTTTGCGAAAAAAAAGAATCTGACGCTATTTGTACATTCAAAGAATATGCAACAGGTTCAGCAATCGCTATAGGTTATGAAAAAAATTATGTAAGGATATTGACTGCACATCATGTCTGTGGTGAAGTAACTGAAGAAGCTTTAGGTCTTATCTATAAAAAAAGGGACGGTTCATATGATTATCCTCATTTTAGTTTAATTGCAAGTTTTTACGGAAAAAAGTATAATGCAAAAATTATTGATTACGACGTAGAAAATGATATATGTTTATTAGAAATAGAATCTGAATATGCTTATAAAGCAAAAAAAATTAAAATAGCAGAATCATTACCAAGAATAGGGGAAACATTGTACACGATTAGTTCACCATTATCAATGTATTCTAAAACAACAAGGTTTCATTTCCACGGTGCATATGCAGGTTGTGACAATAAAAATTTATCAAAATCAGATTTCTGTTACTTTTCAATACCTGCAGCACCAGGATCTTCCGGTAGCGGAGTTTTTAACAAACAAGGCGAATTAGTAAGTTTAATATCAATAACATTAGGACCCTTTCCAGAAATATCTGCAGGGCCTAGACAATATTACATTAAAGAATTATTAAGAAAAAATTAAGCATTGTCTTTTGAATAAGAAGACCATTTAGAGTCTATAGCTTTTATGTTCTTTATATCTTTTGCGCTGATAGATTCGTATGTATTATTTGTACTCATGTCTTTCTTAAAGGCTTTGATTACATTACCACTGCCTTTGTCCCATGCAACTATTACAATATTTTTATTACCAGACTGTTTGTACTTTCTGTAACTATATTTAGCAGCATCATCACCTATCTGTTCTTTTGTTTTTCCTTTCGGTTTGAAAGGTTTATCTGGCGACACATTAAAATATTCTATGCCTGAGAATTCATTTTTATTTACATTTGTGCTTTTTTCTTTTTCTTCTGGAATGTTTTTCCCAAGTACTTTGACACGCTTATAAACAGCAGAATATTCTTCTCCGCTATATTTTTGACCAGGCATCAGAGAACGATTTCCTGACAGCTTTACTTTTCCCTTTCCTATTCTTTGACTTTCATTACCACCCATAACTGTACCTGCATCATCTACTAGAATTCTCATATGCGCAGGACCTACAGGTAATATACCTCCGAAACCTTTCCCTTTTTGACCTGCTCTGTGTGCAAAAACTGAGTCTCCCTTGTAAAGCGGTGCTTCGTTAGGTGAAAAGGTCATAAAAACTATTTTATTCTTAAAAGCATCCGGGTTTTCTAAGACATCTTTTCTTATTTTTATTCCCTCATCAGCGCCGTAGTCAAAATGATTAGAGCCTCCACCGTCCTCTGATTTGAATCCCTTATAAGCAACAGAAAAAAACCAGCTACTCCAATATGATTCTGAAGATGTGCCTAATAATGGACCGTAAGTTTTACCAGAACCTGATTTTGATGCATCATAAATATTTTTTGATACCCAATCTCTGCCAGCCGGCGTTGCTTCCCAACTTTTTACCTTCGGTGAAGTCTGTCCGGCTTTTTCAGCACTTTTATAAAGTTCAAAAGCAGTTGTTCCAGCACCTTCAGCCGGCTCTGATTGGAAATTTACCCCGTGAACAGTAAAATATTTTCCTTTAATGACAGCTGATGCATCCGGATTAATAGCTTCACCTTCTTCTAAATCGCTATAGTAATTGTTAAAATTAACTTCTGCTCCTTGAAACTGAGTATTTAATTTACCAGGACCTTCAAAAAGCTTATTGTAACTTGGTAAATTATTTATTGCATTATTATAACATGATTCATATATTGCCTTGCGATCTTCTTTGCTTTTAGCAAATAGTTTTATTAACTCTCCTGCTTTTGAATTTGCTTGATCTTCATGAAAACCTCCGGCGTCCTGAATATGACCTACTAGAAGGCCCATTTCATCTTGCATCATATGCGTCATTTCATGAGCTATTGATCTTAAAACATCTACAAAAGCTCTATTTTTTGCATATATCTTGCAAACATTATTGCCACACTCGTATACAGCAGTTGTTGAAATACCGTGAGGTTTTCTGTTGTAAACTACATGAACTTCAAAGTTATTTTCTATCGGCAATTCATGTGCACAAAACAAAATAAATTCAGACAAAAGTCTAGCCTTTTCTTCATCGTAACCTAATTGATCACTTAAAAATAATTTCATTTAATAAACTGTTCTTTTAATATTTTTAATTTCTTTGATTAATTTTTTAATTTTATTTATTTTTTCTTCATTTAATTTATTAGTTGCTGCTGTGTAAACACCTTGAGGCATTGTAACAGAAACAATCAGTTTTTTATCTCTTTTATTAACTACACCTTTATCACTGATTGTTTTTAACCTTTCTTGGGTGTTGAAATGTCTTCTAAAAATACCTTTAAAATTTTTAATACCAAAACCTGTAAACCACCTAGATCCTTCTACTTTTCCTACACCTACACCGGTTATTTTTTTATTATCGAAAAAATCTTTTTTAGGATATATTTGCATTTTAATTGTTTCTTCATCTTTTGCATTCAATCTATCTGAATTAAAAGCAGATATAAATTTCCTAGCAAATTCTTCAACGTTACCTAAACCAGCTTCATCTAATGTTATCATATTTTCACCTGGATACTCGACATTAACAAATATGTTTCTATAATCTAATCTACCATCTGACCTTGCTCTTTTGTTTCCAACTGATTGATTATTATCTGCACCGCCTATAACTTCAGTATTATCGATTACCTTTTGTTTAGAATTGTCTTTTCTGCCACCACGTGAACCTCCACCAAAATATTTAATAGGATTATCGTTTCCACCTTTTTTTTGCCCTAATGAACTTTTTCCAGATATTGCATCTTTGCAAAATCTATAACAACCTTTTTCTCCCGGAGTATAACCTGGGAATGTTCCAATTAGCTGAGCAGATATATCTGACCACCTGCCTCTGCCAGAAATAGTGACATTTGATTTTGAGATGTCAGGATGATTTTCCAATACGTGCGAAAGATATGGATTAAGCCACAATTTGTTAGTCTTTGGTCCCCACACACCATCAGGCTTAATTGGGGTGTATTCCAAATCTTTGTTTGCACAATACTCGTTCATTAATTTTTGAATTGCTTTAACGTAATTATCAACATCATCAGCAACATCACCTTCCCCTTCTCCCTGTTCAGGATTTGGCTCAGGATACCTGTTAGGTAAATCATCTACAATTGCCTTAGTTTCTTCAATCCAAGATCCGAATTCTGATCGGCTATATGGTTTGTCTCCAATATAAATAAAAGGAAGTGTCTCAATAACTGAAGAAACATATGTATCAAAGTCAGAAGTATTAAATTCTCCTATTAACACTTTGTAAAGATTACCATCATCAATAATACCACCTGCAAATTTATTTGCATGACGCTTGGAGACTTGTGAAACCCCTAAAAAAGTTTTGCACTTTTTCAAAGCAGCTTTAACTTCATCTTCATTTGTTCCTATTCCTAATCCTAAGGAACCACCTTGTGTTGCATCATAAATTTCTTGCGCAATAGATGATTGTGCCTCTGGCGTTAATATTCCTTGTTTGAGACACACGTTAGGATTAAAAAATTGAGCATTTTCTTTCACCTTAGGACTTTTTGAATCATTAAACTTATCATAAATTTGTTTAAAAGCTTGTGATATTCTATCATAAAGTGATGTGTCCAAAGCTTCTTTAACCGCGTCTGAACCTACAATCGCGTCAGAATTAAAAGCATAATAAAGGCCAGCCCCAAGTGCAAGAGGTAATCCAACTGTAGGACCTAAAACAACGCCAGTACCCATTGCAAGATAAGAAACCACACTGTACGCAATAGCTGCAGCTGTCCCTCCTGCTACTAATGATTCACCTCCTCTTTGCATATTATTTGTTTCTTGTTGTGCTAATTTATCTGTTCCGCCTGCAATTAAAGCGTCTTTGATAATACCAACATCGGGTACAGCTCCTGCACCTTTATTTTTTTTAACTTCAACTTCAACTTCAACTTTAGGTTTAGATTTTTCTTCTTCATTTTTTTGATCTACCTTTTCGGTTTCTTCAAGTAATATTTTTTTTCTAACAACTTTATTTACAATTGTTCTTAATGTATTTTCATTCAATACAGTTTTTTTCATAAATACTCCAGTAATATTTTAAAATTTACCAGCTAAAGCTGAAGGTTTTTTTGCAGCTATGTCAGCAGCTGTGTCAGCAACTTTATCAGCAGGCTTACTTGTACTCTTACCAATGTCAGCAAAAGCGTCTTTCATTGTTGTCTTTCCGGAAGCTACATCTTTAATTTTTGTTATTATTCCGCCCATGTTCATATTGCAAATAAATTTACTAATTTTAGGAGCAATTTTAGGAATAAGTTGATCATCAAGCGTTTTTGTTAAAGTTTCTCTAAAAGTACCTGCGATTCCTGATTGCTCATCCGCGCCAGGCGCACCAAGAAAATCTTCGATTAAACCTTCTATCAATGCGTCAGATAGAGCTCTTAAAAAGGTATCAATAAACTTAGGGCAACCAGTTTTCCAATCAGAAAAATATTCCATTATTTCTGTATACTGAAATTCTTCAAAAACGTTAACCACGATTCTGCCAAACTTACTTTTTGGATTTAGGCCTAAATTTCTAAGCAGTGTTGTAGCTATTTTTTGCTTAACATCTGATATTAGTCCCGGAAGAAGGTTTCCTAATAATGATCCTCCTGCTGACATTAAAGTTGACATAATATCTTCGTTAATTTCTTGTTGTGTATAATATTTTTTATTAACGATTAATTTTTTATTTTCGGTTAAAACGTGATCGCATAATTTAACATATTTTTTTCTTTTAGTTTGTTCTTTTTTAATTTCTCGCAACAATAATTTTCGTGTTTGTTTTCTTGTTAAAGTCATTTAAGTTCTCCCTCTATAATATTCGGTATCAATCCGATCGGTTTTAATTGCAATTTACCACCAGATTTATCAACAAAATAGTGGCCACATTTAAAAGCTTTTAAATCTGTCTTATCATTAGAAGTTTCTGTTTTAATGAATTTAGCAATTTTTTCCCAATGTATTCTTTTTTTCATTGCAAATTTTTCTTCAATAACATTAGAAGCTCCATTAACAAAAACGTCTTCTTCTACATATCCTTTAATAAAAGCCATAGCATCAGCTTCAATGTCTCCTGTGTTTTCTTGACCAGATGAATACATAAAATTTTCTAAATTACTTATAAACAAATAAAACATTTTATGTTTTCCGGGAAAACCTGCAATTTTACTTGAAGTATAACTGGTTATCATGTCATCACCTAAATCTTTTAGATTGCTTTCATCTGAAGCAATAGCAGTTAATTCTTCTACGGGAGGAACTTTTCCTCCTGGGAAAAAATCATTGCCAGTTGACTTTTTATAAAGACCTGCGAGAAAGCTTCCTGCTGTAGCTATACCACCACCTGCTGATTCTAAACCTGACTTTATTTTCTTTTCTTGGCCGGGATGCATATTAAGCTTTTTTGCAAAAAATGATATAAGGTTGTTAACACCTGCTTCTTCGCCTCTCGGGTCTGTATCTTCATCTTCAGCGCCTTGTAAATGTTTTGGAACTGCTAATTTGTTTTTTTTATAATATTTTCTTAGTTTTTCTTTATGAAAGCTAGCTGGTATTGGTAAACCTTTATTAATGTAATAAAGTCTTTGCCTTTCTTTATTTTTTTGATCAGTGTTCATTTTATTGACAGCTTGTCTTTTTCTAACAGAAGAATCATTTTTGTCTAAAAAAAAATCCAAGATACCTTCATTCAGTAGTTTAATTTCTGCATCAATTATCATCTTTGTCAATAAATCATTAGATTTATGTGAGTATATGTTATCCATGTCATAATTCCTTATTAATTAATTATCTATCTTAATTATGTAACCGGTATCGTTCTTTCTACAGAATTTATAGAAACCCAATTAACTTCTCCGTTTGCACATAAAACTTTACATGCTGCCATCGGTTTTCTCGAATCTTTATGACTATATATGATATCAACTACTAACATATACTTAGAATAATCTTTTCTAGCAATTAAATCACTAATGTTGATTTTTCTAATTATTTTAAAAGTTACAATGTCACCAATTTTTATATTAACCAATTTTAACCTGAAATTTCTACAACGTATCTACATTTCTCTTTACAAATAATAGCCCTGGACTGCTTAGGCATACCAATTTCTTGATACACAACATTAAAATCACGATCAAGAAATATTATCTGCAGTGGAATAAATGTATTTTTCATTGTAAAACTTCTTGGCTCATCGTTTTCATAAACAAATATCATTCCTGAATTTTTAGACAATTTTTTTATTTTAGATAAACCTAAGTGTCGTTTCTTAAATGTATCAGCTACCCACAAAGAATATATTCCCGACCGGCCTCTAATATTTGTTTTGATTTTTTTATAATTTGAAAAGCTCATAGCGCGTGCAAGTTTTAATTAAAATTGTTATAATATTAATATAAATATTCAACTAATTTTATTTTGGAGTTAAAATGTTTTTTTGTTTACTAGCTTTAATATCAAGTGCTCATGCTTTAGATATACATATTGATAAGTATAAAAAAGAAAAGATTTGGGAAACACCTCCAAACGTTGTTGTATGTAAAGATTCACCTGTTTCTTTATCTCAAGTTCAAAAAGCTGTTGACGAATGGAAAGAAAAAGGAGTCGAATTTAACGAAGTAAGAAGTCAGCATCAAGATGAATGTCAAAAAAAATGGTCTTATTTAGAAACAGGCGACATTTTAATCACAAAAGACACAAGATTCTTAGACACGTCTCTATATAATGGATGGACTGTAAAATATACGTTTCCAAAAAATAAAAGCCTGATAGCTTCTGCAATCTGCGAAATCAACCCAGAAAAAATAAAATCACAACCTAACTATTCACACAAATTAATTGTTCACGAATTAGGACATGCTTTAGGTTATTCACATTCTCACTTTTCTAAAAATGATGTAATGCAACCTTCATTAACTAATGTAAATTAACAATATAGGACATAATTAAGATCGTATAATAAAATTAAACATTATAAGGGACAATAATTTATGTTGGTAAACGAATCAGTCGTTAGAAGTATAATTAGAAAACATTTACTTCACGAAAAAACAGAAAATAAACCTAAAGGGTTTAAAACATCTTTATCTACAAACGCTAAAATAGAAAAGATAATTAGAAATCATGCTGGTGGTCGGGACATCGGAACAGGGAATCCTATATATCAAAAAGCCCTGGGAAAATCTGAAAAGCAAGGCGCAGATGGACAAATACCAAACACTTTAGAAAAATTAAGAAAAAAAGGATTTGATCTATCAGTAATAGATTTGCGCAAAGGAAATGATTTCAGTCTTAATATTGATGCATTAGAATTGTATTTGAAATATTACAATAAAATTGTTAAAGATGAACCAAAAACCTCACCTAAAGATGCTGAAGCTTACGCATATAAGAATATGCAAAACCAACTTAAAGTTGACAATACTCCAAGTAAAAAAGAACCCAATCCAGAATCAGGTGAAGGAGAAAAAAGTACTAATCCTTCTGCCACCAGCACTGTAAAAAAAGTCGAGAAAGAAACAAAACCTAAAAAGAAGATCAAAAAGAAAGCAAGTCCTAATAGATTAATTGAAAAAATTCAAAAATTGTTAAATGTAGCAACAACTGCAGGAACAATAAACGGAGATTATCAAAGTAAAAAATTAGATGAAGATGGTAAGTGGGGAAGTAGAACAAGATCTGCTACCTCTAAAGCTCTTTCTCTTTTCACACAGGCTGACTTAAGAAATAAATCCGGATTTAAAGTAATAACAGCTAGTGGTCTAAATACAAAAAAAGCAGGAGGCGCCGGAAGATGGTCATCTGCAGTACTTAAGCTAACTAAAGGTGTAGTGGCTGAAGGAGCAGGATCAGAAGATTTTAAAAAAGGAACAAGTAAAAAACCTTATGGAAAACTTATTTATGTCTTAACAAAACTTAATGAATATCAAAGAGGAAAAAATCAGAATCCAAATCCTGAAGAGACACCTGAAGAGGCAGAACGACTCGAAAAGGAAAGACAAGAAAAAATTAAAAGAGAACAAGCTTTAAAAGAAACTAAAGATCTCGGCGTAAAAATGGTAGAAAAGATAACAGCCCATGGCAAGAAAAATTCACAGAAAGCGCTCAAAATGGAATCCGGATATAAAACATTTGTTTTTGATAAAAATGCTGCTTTAAAATTCCCATGGAATGCCTCATCTGCAGGTGAATACATAACCTATAAGAAGACACGAATTCCTAATTACTATATGAGAAAAGTAAATCCTCAAAATAATTCAACAAAAACAGTCCCATTAATTGACAAGCCCGGAGATGGTTTTGGCCCAGTAGGTTCAAATCAAGCTTGGATATGCTTCTATGTTTCGCCACAAACTTGGGGTAATATTAAACTTTCTGGTGTAGATAGGCAATTTAGCGATATTAAAAAAGCGAATACACTAGTATCTGATCAAAAAATACCTGATAATTATGAACCACGAAAGCAAAACGTAGTATGGTGCGTTAACAAAAAAAATAAATTTCTTTATATTTTTGACTTAAATGATTAATTAATTTATAGTCAATTCATTAAGGAACCTATGTAATATTATAGGTTCTTTTTTTTTGGTGTTGTCTATGGATATTGTTGTCTTTTTTTGTCTTGGGTTGTTCTACGGAAACTTATTAGAATACTTTATTCATCGTTATGTTTTTCACAAATGGGGACGAAAAAAAGGGTCAATCTGGAGTTATCATCTTAAAGGGCATCACCGCCTAGCAAAGAAACAAGGATTTGTTGATTTAACAGAATCGCCTGTCGAAACAGTTGGGTTAGTAGCACTCCTTATTATACACATACCACTTTGGTTTTTCTCTGTCCCGATGTTAATCGGTGTGTATCTTTACGCAATTGCCTTTAGTTTTATACACGGGTGGCAACACAAGAA